CCTACCTAGACGAGTTTCGTGATGATCCTTGCAAGACTTTGATCCTTGAGAATGGCAAGCCGGCTGTGGAGTTGAGTTTCAAGTTTCAGTTGGATTGGGGGCCAAAGGCCTCTCTTGTTGAAAATTACGAAGGTGAAGGCCAACCCTATATCCTCTGCGGCCATCTCGATCGTGTAGTCACCTTCGACGACTCGATCTTCGTCGTCGATCATAAGACCACCAGCACTACCCCTACCGATTTCTACTTCGCCCAATACTCCCCCAACAACCAAATGACCCTCTACACCTTCGCTGGCAAGGTCATTCTCGATGCTGTTGTGTCTGGTGTGATCGTCGAAGCAGCGCAAGTGACTAACGAGAAGCCTATGAAGTTCGAGCGGCGACCGACGTACCGCAGCGACGAAGTCATCGATGAGTGGCTTGATGATCTTGAATACCATCTGGCCAACGCAGAAGCCTTCGCCGAAGCCAACTATTGGCCAATGAACGATACCGCTTGCGGGAACTATGGCGGGTGCCGCTTTCGCGAGGTTTGTTCTAGACCTGCCGCGGTACGCGAGAGGTTTCTCAAGTCGGACTTTATTCAACTACAGGAGGCAGAGAGATGGAATCCGTTGCGTTCGAGATGAATCCTTGGCTTGAGGATAGGGTAATAGTTCTCGAAGATGGTTGTTGGGAATGGCTTGGAGCCACTAACAATAAGGGCTACGGCAAGTTACGGAAACGTGGTAAGGATTGGTTGGCCCACAGATATGTTTACCATACCTTCGTTGCCAGGATCGAAGACGGTTATGTAGTAAGACATAAATGTAATTACACATATTGTGTTAACCCAAACCATCTTCATACGGGCACACCACAGGATAACGTACATGACCAAATTGAAAGAGGGACACTCATACCACCAAAGGGTAAATGCAAACCAATCGAATGGTACAGGCAACGATCATGACTGAACCCGCTAAGAGCCCGATAAGACTACAATACACCGTTCAGACTAAGATCAAACGCATCTGGCAGCACCATGATAAGAAGTACATGTCAGGCTTCGGGCCGGATACTGTATTCAACGAAGCCGAGGGTGGTTGGTATGTGTCGTTTGAAGGATCGTTCGAGTCTTTGTTCTTTGGCATGACACCACCAGCAGGCTGGATGGTTGGGGATTCTATCAACATATCATTCACAAAGGCCAATCCATGAATGAGAGCAAACTCCGTGCAGTGCTACCGTTGTTGAAAGGCCGGGTCGTAGACCGTGGAGACTACGGCTTCAAGATCGCCATAGGCGGATCGACAACGATTACGGTAAAGCTGCCACAGCCACATATGTACGATGTCAAAGATGGGGACCTGCTAACGCTATACACCGAGGTACTGTTCGCAAAACCACAAGGATAAGCCATGCCAACCATATCCGAACATCAATCTAACCTATTCACCAAGCTTCTCCTTCTTGGCGATGCCAAGTCAGGTAAGACTACCGCACTGGAGTCGCTAGTCGCTGCGGGATATAAGCTTCGCATCCTCGACATGGACAACCTTCTTGATGGGCTTAAGGACAAAGTTATGCGAGATTGCCCAGAGAAGGCAGGGAATGTTGAGTTTCGTACCTTGCGAGATAAGTATAAGGCCGGGCCGTTGGGACCGATGCTAGATGGCCCTGCGACAGCGTTCATCGCAGCAATGAAGATGCTTGATAACTGGAAGTACGACGATACTGACTTTGGGAAGCCAAAGGATTGGGGCCCGGGTGTAATCTTCGTTATGGACTCACTTTCTCGCCTCTGCGATGCAGCTTATGACTACCATGCAAGCATTATCAAACCCGGGCGCTCTGGCGAGATCGACGGCCGTGCGATCTATGGTGCTGCGCAGGATGCGGTTGAGATGGTCTTGGCGAACCTGACTTCAGTCGCATTCCAGACTAATATCATAGTTGTCTGCCATAGTATCTACATGGACCTGCCGGACGGAACGAAGAAAATCTTCCCGCAGGGTGTGGGCCAAAAACTATCACCCAAAATCCCGCAATACTTCCCAGTCTATATCCGTTTCAAGAACAACGCCGGTAAGCGCGTTATCCAGATCGAATCCGACATGATGATCGACCTCGCAATGCCAAAACTCGGCGCCTTCGCAGGGAAAACCCTCCCGATCGAAACCGGTCTCGCGGCGATCTTCGAGACCCTACGCGGGAAGGAGGCCAAGACCGACCCTCCGAAACCTGCGCCTGCGAGACCAAAGTCGGTCGTTTTGAGGAGAGTTTGATGGATCGAATGCTTCAATTCTTTGAGTATGCTCATCTACCTGCTCATTTGCAAGAGATCAGCAAGCCATTTGGGGACATGGCAGCGAATATCTGCGCCAACCTACCTGCCAACCCTGAGCGAACCGCAGGGCTTCGCAAGCTACTTGAAGCTAAAGACTGCATTGTCAGGGCGAGGTTGTACAAGGAACCAACATGATCGATGCCACAGCTAGAATCAGAAACCTATCTATTGCCCTTAAGGCACTTTCTCGTATCAATTCAATGGGAAAGTGGGACCCTTGCAAAGACGTCAGGGACCTTCTTAGGGAAGAGATCATGCAATTCGAAAAGGAGAACCAAAAGGCAGGACCAGCCCGGCCAGCTAAGCTTACCGCTGATAATGAAATCCCATTCTAAAGGAACCCAAACAATGCCTAACTTTGCATCAATCCTTGACCAACCTGCTGCAGATGTGAAACCCCCTCCGCTTATCCCTGTTGGAACCTACCATACCGTGATCCAAGGTCTGCCAGAGACCGGGCAGTCGTCACAGAAGCAGACGGATTATCTCAAGTTCACGCATCGGATTGTAGCTGCGTTGGACGATGTCGATCAAACTGACCTTGAGGAAACTTTTCCCGAGGGTATCGTCGGCAAGACGATCGATAACACCCTCTACCTGACGGATAAGTCGCTGTTTATGTTGACAGACATGCTAAAGAACTGTGGCATCGACTTCTCTGAAGGCATTTCCGTCCGTGCTGCGGTTGATCAGACCCCTAACGCCGAAGTTGGTATCGTGATCAAGCACGAGCCATCGCAGGACGGCCAACGTATCTTTGCACGGGTCGCAAGGACGGTGTCCCTTAGCGAATAACCTTTCTCCCAAACTGGGCCAGCGCAAATGCTGGCCTGTCTTTTTCGGATTGATCGATATGGGTTCTTCAAAATCTGTATTTTTAGTAGGGGAGGCAATGGGAGAGAATGAAGTCAAAATCGGCCGCGGATTCGTCGGGGCTAGCGGAGCCGAACTTCTCCGCATGCTAAACGAAGCCTCTGTCATCGACTTCACCACATCCGATCGCGAATACATGTCCAGATTCTACCGCACCTACGACCCTTGGTGCCTTGACGCGATCTGGGAACTGCATCCAGAAGTCATCCGCACTAATGTCTTCCAACAACACCCACCTGGAAACAAACTTGAATACTTCTGTGGTCCAAAAGCCTCTGGCATCACCGGATTCCCAGCCTTGATCAAATCAGGCTACGTCCGAAAGGAGCTTAGCTATGAACTGGATCGACTCGGCGACGAGATACTGCTACACGATCCTAATCTTATTGTCTGCCTTGGTAATTCTGCTCTGTGGGCTTTATGTGGTAGGACTGGCATCACCAAGCTTCGTGGTACCACTTGTGTCAGTACTCATACCGTTAGTGGTTATAAACTGCTTTGCACTTACCATCCTGCTGCTGTTACTCGACAGTGGGAACTCCGGCCGACCGCTATAGCGGACTTGACCAAGATCAACCGAGAGAAGGAATTTCCTGATGTCAGACGACCTGAGTGTGAAATCTGGATTGAACCAACGATCGAAGACATTGAAAGATTCATCGAAGACTATGTTAAACCATGCAAAATGCTTTCGATCGATATTGAGACAAGCGGAACGCAGGTTACATGCCTGGGAATGGCACCAAGAGAAGACCTTGCAATTGTTATTCCAATCCATGATGAAAGAACAAAGAGTCGAAGTTATTGGACAACTCCAGAGCTTGAACAACATTGTTGGGGGCTTATACGTTACGTTCTTGAGGATGTAACAATCCCAAAGGTCTTCCAGAATGGCTTATACGATATAGCGTTTCTATGGCGCGCATACGGAATAAAAACATTCGGAACATCACACGATACGATGTTGCTCCACCATGCTTTACAACCAGAGAGTTTAAAGGGCCTAGGATATTTGGGTTCAATTTATACAGACCATGGCCCATGGAAGGTAGAACGTAAACAGACAAACACAATCAAGAGGGACGAATGATGCTTACAGAATTTGAGTTTGGCTGGTTAGTTGGGCTTTTAGAAGGGGAAGGCTCGTTCGGCTACTATGGTAATACACAAAGTATACAGGTGCGCATGACAGATGAAGATACCGTCCATCGTGTGGCTAGAGATTTAGAGATGTTGATCGGTTCAAATGTAGTTGTTCGTAACATAGAGTCAAATTCTGATGGGATTTCAAGACAATCAATATACTATGTTCAATTATATGGTGAACGTGCAAGGATTGCTATGAGATCACTAGTTCCATTCATGGGTTGTCGTAGAAGACAGCAAATTTGGCGTGGATTGAACGAATACAAACCAAAGAAAAATGTTATTGATATAATGGCATTGCTGAAATGAGGATAATCAAAACTAATGACTCCATACCAGAAAATATCCATGACCAATGGGAAAGAGATCAAGTCTACAACGGCCTCGACTGCATCGTCACCCTTGAGGTTCTTAATGCTATTCTGCCCCAGCTTGATGATGACACAACACGGACCTATGCTTTCAGCAGAGCCCTACAAGGACCGGCTTTGGAGATGCGACTGCGGGGCGTATTGGTGGATCAGAGGCGGAAGCAGGAGGTTATAGATGAATTCTATGATCATATCGACCGGCTAGAGACGCAGCTGGAAGAGATCGTTCTTGATGGGGTTGGGCTGCATACGTTCAACTGGCGCTCGAACCCAGACCTGCACAATCTATTCTACAACCACCTGCAAATCCCACCAATCAAGAGAGGTGGCAAGCCAACGGTTAATCGAGATGCACTGGAGAAGATGGAGGCTTACCTAATCGTCAAGCCTATCGTGGCGCATCTGACTGCTATGCGAGACCTATTCAGCAAGATCAAGATGCTCAAAACGGAGATAGATCATGATGGAAGACTGCGTACTTCTTATAACATCGCCGGTACCTCCACAGGACGGTTCAGTAGTTCATTTTCAGAATTTGGGACAGGGGGTAATCTACAGAATGTGGAAGAATCACTACGTAGTATCTTTATCCCCGACCCCGGATGCAAATTCGCCAAGTTCGATGCAAAGTCCGGAGAATCCTTCATCGTCGGCGCAATAGAATGGAATCTGTTCAATGATCCAAGATACCTGGACGCTTGCGAATCTGGAGACCCACATACGGCAGTTGCTAGAATCTGCTGGCCTAACCTCAATTGGACAGGCGTACTTAAAAAAGATAAAAGTATCGCCGAGCAGCCTTACTATAGACATTACACTTACCGTTTTATGTGCAAAAAGCTGGGGCACGGATCAAACTACGGAGGGCAGCCTAAGACCCTCGCAGGACAAACCAGACTCCCAGAAACCGTCGTCAGAGACTTCCAGCCAAAATACTTTAGAGCCTTTCCGTCACACATCAAGTGGCACGGGTGGGTTGACACTCAGCTTCGAACGATTGGAAACCTTACAACGCTTACTGGAAGGAAAAGATGGTTCTTTGGACGTAGAAATGATCCATCCACGTTCCGGGAAGCTGTGGCGTATGACCCTCAAGGTTCGTTAGCTGATATAGTGAACCGAGCCATGCTGCGCATTTGGCGCAAGCGAACTGCGGTTTTGATGATGCAGGATCACGACGCGTTGACCTTTATGTACCCAGAAGAACTAGAAGACGAAGTCATTCCAGCAATCCAAGCAGACCTTGTCGAGGACATCCCGCTTAAGAACGGGCGGGTACTAAGGATTCCTTATGACTGCAAGGTGGGATGGAACAAAAGCGATGTCAGCGAAACCAATCCAGATGGGCTTAAAGACTACCAAGGTCACGACGAACGGAAGCGCACTCCGGAAGTGTCGATCTTGGATCGAATGCTTTATCGAAGCAACAGTAAAGTTAGAGAGCCCAATTCTATTCCGTAAGTGGGCAGCGATATCTACGATTGCTGCGGCGATTGAGCAGAGGGTCTATGTGGTCTCGGGAAACGAGCGGCTGCATCCAAATATCTATTGCTTCCTTGTAGGGCATCCTGGTGTGGGCAAGACACGGAGTATTCGCGCGGCGAAGCGGTACTACCTGGAAACGCCAGACCCTAGACCAGCGCCAACGAGTATGACGGCTGCATCGATGATTGATGCTGTGGCTAAGTCTAAGCGGAATGTAGTCTTTAGCAATGGCAAAGATATGGATCAGCTAGAATACAACTCGATCTATATCACCGCAGATGAACTATCGGCCTTCATGCATAAGTATGATGAAGAAGCTATCGGCGTGATGTCGGACTTCTACGATCCACAGCCTTATGCACAAACCCGACGGCATCTTGATCTTAATATCAAAATCAAATCTCCGCAGCTGAACCTAATCTGTGGCACCACCCCGTCGAACCTTATGAAATACATGCCAGAAACTGCATGGGAGCAGGGATTTACCTCGCGAGTTGTTATGATCTTCTCAGACGAAAGGAGTATCGGTGATGATTTTGCAACAACAGAGACCGGGCTTAACACCGATCTTACTCATGATCTCACTGCTATCTCTGGCTTGGTCGGCAAGTTTGAGGTTACGCCAGACTACCGCACCGCAGTTAGCAACTGGCGAGAACTTGGAGAGCCCCCACTGCCATCCCACCCTAAACTTATTCACTACGCGACAAGACGCCGGGTTCATCTTTATAAGCTCAGTATGGTCTCTGCCATCGATCGCAGCGACGTACTCTTACTCACCAAAGATGATTTCAATCGAGCCCTTGGCTGGCTTATTGAAGCAGAGAATACCATGCCAGATGTATTTAAGGCCGGTGCGGGCAACGCTGATGCGAGAGCGATGGATGAAATCTATCACTATGTGCTTACGATGGGAGCCAGAGGCCCAGTAGCGGAGCGGAAGATAATTAACTTCGCGAAGGAGCATATTCCGCTGCATTCGATCGAGCGCGTGATTGGGATTATGGAACGGGCGGGGATGTTGGTTCAGGCGAGGCTTGATCCAAAGACCGGACTGAAAATGTATAAAGCTTCGGTGCCGGATATCGACACCGAAGGAAACCTTTTGCAGTAGCCATGCTAGTGATTAAGGCGTTGCTGCTGGTGGCGTAGCTGGTGGTGCAACTGCCGCTGGTGAGGGAGTAAGATCAGGCGTTGCCGGATTTGCAGCCACTGCTTTATCTACTGCATCTGCTGCAGCAGTTAGCTGCGTTACAGCATCGTCAATCGCCTTCTGCACGTCCGGATCGCTCACTGGAACTGCTGAAAGCTGAGCAGCCAAAGCTGTATTCTGATCCTTCAGTTGTTGCAATGCAGCCAGAGCCGCAGTATCACTTGCCTGTAACCGAGCAGCAATCGCCTGTAGTTTGCTTACATCTGCCATTATCGTCTCCTGTGTGAGGCCTACTTTACTACCTTCTTCGAGCCGGCGTAGGACCTCGGGGTCCGGCTCGAAGACTGCACGGAGTTCAAGTTGGGGCATAGGGTTAGCATCCCTTTCATTTGAGATTTTTAGAAATCTCAGTGACATCCCTCTTCAAGTCCTTCATATCTTCACGATATTCTATACGGAAGTTTTCAAATTCACCCTTAGCTGCAAAGTACTTAGTTGTATTCAACTCCACATCGTTGATCTTTTGACGAAGTGCTTTGAGCGTTTCATCAAACTGAAAGGACAACTCGCCTAATCTTGCTTCCCGATCAGCTATAGCACCTGCAATCTTTTCATACAATCGGGCCTCTCTATCAGAGAACTCTCTTCTAATATCCCTATCTATTCTTGCTATTGTGGATGCAAATTTCCAGGTGCCACCTATTATACCGACAGCGGCACCTACCATCCATCCAACAAGAATCAGGGCGATATGAATCCACTCTATCGACATTCATGTTGGCCTAGGCATCAGGGTCTACGTCTTTAGCAGCGGCTTCGAACGCAGCATCGACTTGGGAATCAATCTCTGCCAGCTTCTTTAACTGATCTGGCAAGGTCGAAGGACTGTTTCCCAGAGCATCAATGATGTTCTTTGTAGGTTCGTAGAGAACAGAGACTTCTCTGAGGATAACCGGAAGCCATTTCTCAAGTTGAGTGATGATATTTCCGATTGCGCTTGATGTACCAGCACCTTGGGTTAATAGCGGAATGACCTGTTGAAGAACGCTAAAAATACCAAGGATCATATCTAAAGTCATTTTGGCGCTCCTGTTATTGCGGGAGTTGTGTTAAGTTCGTTAATTGCTGTGATAAGGGTATTATAGATCGGGGATGGTCCATTCCCTCCACTAGCGATTGAGGCTTCAAGCTGAGTCCTCGCGGCTCGACCAACGCGAACAGCTTTGATTACCTTTCGGCGGGTGTCTGCTGAGCAGAACGCAGTGGTGAGATTGGCTTTGCAATAGACTAGATACTGCGTAGCGGTGCCTTCGAGGCCATCAAAGGCATCGATTTCGAGGTCGGCGACGGCC